GTCAGGGGGAGGCCGACAGGGTGGCGACCCGCCGGTCGCCCGCCGGCTGGTCAGCCGGCAAGCGAAGTAAAGCATGGCTTTATTGAAAAAGTAAAGCGGTGATTTATTAAATTTACTATTGGGCCTGCTCTGGGCTGGCTTTAGCTTCTGCGACCCTCATCGCAACGTCGAAGCGAGCCTGCCAGAGCCTGGCGTTCTCGCTTACAGCCGAGTACAAGGCGCCAGATCGCGGCACGTCCAGGCAGAGGAAGGAAACGTCGTGCGTGGGCGTGGCCATATCATCAACTACTACACGGAGATCTATCCGGTTTACAGTGGGAGTCTCCCGTCGCTTACCGGTCACGGCGCCAGCAATTGCACCAACTACGCCGAAAGCGAGGCCGCCAACTGCGGCGCCTAAGGCTTGGCTTGAACGCGAGGCTGAGCTAATGACAGAGCCGTCTTCATAGATGTCTGCCGAGATGACCGATGCATAGGGAACCAAGCGGTGAACTGTTCGTCCTGCGTTGCACTTGAGGAAACAGAAGATCTTCCTGGCCTCATCGACGCCGACGGCACTTTTGCCGTCTGCGCTCACATGAAGATGCGATGCGGTGAACCCTGGCACCTTGGAGAATCGACTTTGGAGACTCTGTACCTGATTGCTTCCCGACTTCCAGACGTAGGCGCTCACTAATGCAGTGGCGACCAGCATGACTACTATGGTTTCGATCACAGGGCCTTCCTTTGGCGCTACTTAGTTCAGGCGATCAATACGGTTACGCAGGTAGACCTTGCCTGCGATCATGCTGCCGTTTGGCAGTGGGAATGCCGGATACAGCGCCGCATTTGCACTTACAACGTAGACGGCGGCGCCACGGTCCTGCAGACCCTTGACCTGTTGCCCATTGCCGGTGTTGATTAGATAGATGCCATCGCCATCGAAGGATGTGATGCCGGTGTCCACCATCAATGATTCGCCTGGCTGGATTATGGGAATCATTGAGTCGCCTCGGCCAGTGACAAGAACCAGGCGACCGGGTGGTGGCACGAAGCCTACAAGTGAGCGGATATAGGCGCTTGTGAAGTCCATTGACTTGACGACTTCGGGGTAATCATCGTTGATACGTCCGTCTCCCATGTCCGCCTCTCCATCTAGTTGCTCGACGTGAACATGGTCGGTCCTGGCTATCTCAGAGTGCGAGACGGCATCGATTCGGCGGGGGCCTTCGCCGAGCTCTAAGCTGTCAGAGTCGTTTACAGAACCGTCTAGAAAGTACTCCACCCGGCGCCCAGTTAGGCGCGCCAGGGTCGGGATGTGGTTCCTGTCGATTGAGCCCTTTCGTTCCCAGCCGGTGATGGCTTGTGGATTGATCGCGCACTCTTTAGCGACCCTGGCCTTTGTGCCCCGGGACGAGTGTTCGAAGGCAAAGCGGATGCGCCTTGCGAGTTCCTGACTATCAAGCATTGGTTGATGATCCAAGCTTTGCGGCATCAGGCCAATAAACCACCGCTTTACATTGAAGAGAAAGCTGTGCTTTACTTGTGGCATGAGACCAATAGAAGCAGCTGTTCAGAAGTTCGAAGGAGGGCAGGCGGCGCTGGCGCGAGCTCTGCACGTGTCCCCTCAACAGTTGAACCAATGGGTCAGAGCGTTGAGGCCAGTACCTCCACGCCACGCTATAGCGATTGAACGCGCGACCGGGGTGTCGCGCTACGCACTTCGTCCAGATGTTTTCGGTTTGGAAGAGGGGGCGGAGCAAAATGGGCCGGAGGTTGGAGCCGCATGATCGCGTCGGTCTCGCCATTCGACGTAGTCGGGCTCGAAAAGCACCGCTACCACTCCGCCGACGCCCACGGCGGCGTCGAAGTTGCGGATTGCGGTGAAGCGCATTCGCTGAGGGAAGCTGATGATCTCTGCCATGGCGCCAATGTTGCGCCGAGCGCCGCCCGCCTTCCCACGATGATCGATGGCGCATTTCAGGGGGCAACGTGACCTGCCTCCGCTCTGACCTGTACTGGCGGGATGCGCTGCACAACGCAGTGGCCCGCGCCCCTGGTGGTCTACAGGATGCGGCCGCGCATATCAGCAGGCGCCGAGGCAGATCGATATCGGCGGAGACGCTGCGGAAGAAGCTTCGGGGCATCGATGGTGAGTCGATCTCCATGGAGATGGCCGAGATTCTGACGGACTACCTGCAGCTGTTCGTTGGTACGCAAGGGATTGCGACTGACTGGGTGTGCTCCCTCGCAGGGCAGTACGACCTGATGGTCGATTACGTGCCTCCGCCGCCCCTGGGAGGTTGGCCCGATGAGCTGGCGGCAATCCAGTCAAAGCTGCTGGAGCTGCACAAGCTGACGGGGGCATTGGCCGGTGCGGGCATCGATGCGATAGCCGATCAGCGCCTGACCGTTCCCGAGGCGGATCGAATCCAGGACCTGTCGCGCGAGGTTCGCCGGCTCTGCTACCGACTGGAGCGCAACGCTTGCCGTGCTGCTGGTCAACAGGGGATGGAGGACTGACGTGGCAACCCACCACGCCCATCGATCCCGATATCGACGGCGTGGCATAGCCAGCGCGTCTGCGCGGCAAGCGATGGAACTTGCAGCCCTGGCGCTGACTGATGCGGTGCCTGGGTTGGTTGGTGAAGAAGCTTTGGCAGAGCGCGAGCGCATCCGCCAGCGACAAGAGCAGCAAGACAACCGGCAGCACAGCCTGCCTTTGGGGAACCCTGATGTACCAAGCAAGCATTGATCTGGCCCCATCCCCCCGGGTGGCTTGTGAAAGGCCGCGTGCTGCCCGTGCTACTGAATCCGCCGTGGCATTGCGAGCTATTCGCGATACCAGCGATGGGTCCTCCCTGGATCTGACGAACGCGGGTATTCGGACGCGCATTTCCTGGGTACATAGCGGCTCGGGAAACTACTGAATGTCTGAGAATTATGGGGATGTGCTGCAGCAGCTGCAGTCTGCCGGCCTGCTGGTCACCGAACTGGACACCACCGGGCGCATGGTCCGGTGCCGCGTCGAAGGTTCACGCGAGCGCCGGGGCTGGTACGCGCTCCACGAACTGAACACCTCGGCCGGCGAAGTTCTGGTCGTCGGCACCTACGGCGTCTGGCACGGCAACGAGAACGGCGCGACCAAGGTTGATCTGCGTAAGCGCGACAAGACCTTCTCCGATGAACAGCGCGAAGCGCTGCGCAACCGCCTGGCCGAGGATCGGCGCAGGGCGGAGACCGCCCGGCAGACCCAGGCGAAGCGAGCGGCAGAGCGAGCGTCGTCCGCCTGGGCCAAGGCCAATGCCGTTGGCGAGGCCGACTACTTGGTCAGCAAGGGCGTGCAGGGTTTCGGCCTGCGCTATGGCACCACGGGCGCCGCACTTGTCCCGCTGCTCGACGTCAACGGACAGGTGCATGGCCTGCAGGTGCTGCGCAGCGCGAAGCTGGCGGCGGCAGGGCACAAGCCTGCGAAGGAATACTGGCCGGCCGGTATGGTCAAGAAGGGCCACTTCCACCTGATCGGCGGAAGTCCCCAGTGGATCCTGCTGGTGGCCGAGGGCTACGCCACTGCGGCCACGCTGCACATGGCTACGGGCTACCCGGTGGCCGTGGCGTTCGATGCCGGAAACATGCTGGCCGTCGCCTCGGCCCTGGCGAAACGCTATCGCGGCAGCAAGATGCTGCTGTGCGCCGACGACGACGTGTTGCAGAAGTGCCGGCACTGCAAGAGCCGCCTGGTGCTGGCCGATCATCCGCAGTTCTGCCCATCGTGCGCGCAGCCGCATGGCGCATCGAATGCCGGCCTGCTCGGTGCCGAGGCCGCAGCGCTCGACGTGGGCGGAGCGGTGCTGCACCCGGTCTTTGCCGATGAGCCGGCCAGGCGTGAGCGCTTCATCGACACTGGCCGCAAGATCAGCGACTTCAACGATCTGCACGCCCACGAAGGCCTGCATGTCGTGCGCGCGCAGGTCGAGGCCCGTCTCACGGAGCTTTCATGGCGGGTTCCTGCAGAAAAACGCGCGCCTTCCCTCACCAGCAACGGGGGCGAGGGCAATGATCGTCTTGCTCCCATCCACTCGCTGACCGAGCTGCTTGAGCGCTTCGCACTGGTGTACGGGCAGGGCGGCACGGTGTTCGACCACAAGGAACACATGCTGGTTGCGCTGGGCGACATGCGCGACGCCTGCGTGCGCAAGGAATTGCACCGTGCGTGGATGGAGCACTCGGATCGGTCCATCGTGCGTGTCCGCGAGGTCGACTTCGACCCTTCGGGCGAGAAGCCGGGCGTGACCTGCAATCTCTTCGCAGGCTGGCCGACGGTGCCGCAGGAGGGCAACTGCGACCGGCTGCTGCAACTGCTCTGGCACATGTGCGGGAACGAGGCCAACCAGAAGGCGCTGTACGACTGGGTGGTCAAGTGGCTGGCGTACCCGCTGCAGCATCCGGGTGCCAAGATGAAATCGACCATCGTCATCCATGGTCCGCAGGGCACCGGCAAGAACATGTTCTTCGATGAGTACATGAAGCTTTACGGTGAGTACGGCCGCGTGCTTGACCAGGCCGCCCTTGAAGACAAGTTCAACGACTGGGCAAGCCGCAAGCTGTTCCTGCTGGCCGACGAAGTGGTTGCACGCACCGAGGTCTACCACCTCAAAAACAAGCTCAAGGCGCTGATCACCGGTGATCGCATCCGCATCAACCCGAAGAACATCCAGGCCTACGAGGAAGACAACCACGCCAACCTGGTGTTCCTCTCAAACGAGGCGATGCCGGTCGTGCTGGAAGAGGATGACCGCCGCCATGCGGTGATCTGGACCCCGGACAAGCTGAGCCTGGAGTTCTACACCGAGGTGCTGGCCGATATTCGCAACGGCGCGACGGCGGCGCTGCACCACTACCTGCTGCAGGTTGACCTGACCGGCTTCACCAACGGCACCAACCCGCCGATGACGCAGGCCAAGGAAGAACTGATCGGCCTGAGTCAGGACAGCCCGCAGCGGTTTCTGGACGAGCTCTACGGCGATGACATTCCCGGGCTGAAACCCATGCCGGCGCTGTCGAAGGAGTGGTACGAGGTCTACAAGGCGTGGTGCGCGCGCGAAGGCCTGCCACGCCCGGCGCCGTCACCAAAGTTCATCAACGCGCTGGTGCGCAAGCGCCAGATCCTTCACCCCGACCGGGCGCGGAAGCGCTACCAGATTGAGCAGACCGTCAACGGGCCACATGGGTTCCTGATGCTGGGCGACTGCACGGTGCCTGACGGCAAGACAGAGGCCGCATGGCTGGGCGACCAGGTCGTGTTGTTCCGCCGCATGTACGCCGACTATAAGGGGCGTGCGTGATCACTATGCCCATCAATGTGCGGGGTGTGCGGGACGTGCGGGCAGATGTGCGGGCATTGAATTGCTGCGAATCGCTTGCGGCAGTAGACGTGTGCGGGACGTGCGGGTATTGGCCTACATGGGCGGGCGCGGGCGCGAACGGGTATCGCGATCCAATGACGCAATGCGCCTCGCGTGCATATATGGGTGACCGCACATCCCGCACACGCCGCACACGCCTTGTGCCACGTCGATTCAGCGGCTATCGCGTCCCGCACATGACGCCGCACAGCCCGCACATGCTCACGCGCGCGCGTTTTTCCGCTTTAACGATCTTCGAAGGAAATGGAGTAGGGGGAAGCAATGGCTGAGGAAGACGTGACGATCACTGGCAAAGAGCTGGCCTCGCTGATCGGCTGCAAGCCGTCCTACGTGGTAGAGCTGAGGAAGAAGGGCAGGGTGGTGATGGGTCAGGGCGGCAAGGGATTCCTGAAGTCCGCCTCCCTGGAGCTCTACGCACGCACCGCAGACCCGGTCTATGCCGGTGTCGCCCAGCGCCACGCAGATGAGCGCGGTAGCGCGCTGGTGGGGAGCGGGGAGGGGGCCGATGAAGTCGACGCCGACATCGATGACGACGAAGACGATGGCGACGACGACGATGCCAAGCCTTCACGGGTGGGTCGGCCCCAGACCCCGGACTCTGCGCGCAAGGCCAAGGCGCTGGCCGACAAGGCAGAAACCGACGCGCACATGGCCCACATCGCGCTGCAGAAGGAGCTGGGGCTGCTGCTGCCCCGCGCGGACGTGGAGGCGTTTCTCGCTGAGCATGCGACGACGTTCCGGGGTGCGATGGAGCGCCTGGCCGATACGCTGGCGCCGCAGCTCGCCGCAACGCTGGATGAGGCCGGTTGTCGGCGGCTGGTCTGGGATGAGGTGAGCCACGCCCTGGAAGAACTCAGCCAATGCTTCCGCACGTTGGCGGCCAAGGCAGCGGAGGCTGCGGAATGATGGAGGCACAGAGCTGCATGGCGTCGGTGCTGGCGCGATCGCTGCAGCCGCGGCGGCCCATGAGCGTTTCGCAGTGGTGCGACGAACACATGCGCCTGTCCACCAAGAGCGGCAGCAAGCCCGGGCGCTGGGTGACGGACCGCAACCCGCCACTGCGTGAGCCGATGGACAACATGTCCGCCCGCAGCCCGGTGCATGACCAGGTCTGCATGTTCCCGATCCAGTTCGGCAAGAGCCAGCTGGCGACCAATGCCATGGCCTACTGGATGGACTATGCGCCGGGCCCGATGATGTACGCGCTGCCGGGTGAGGTGTCCATGAACAAGTGGATCGCCCAGAAGCTCAACCCGATGATCGAGGTGTGCGCTGCGGTCAAGAAGGCGCTGACCAGCACCGCCAGCCGCGACAGCGCGAACCAGCGCACGTTCAAGGACTTCGCCGGCGGCCAGCTGTTCGTGGAGCACATGGGCAGTCCGCAGCGCCTGAAGTCTTCGACGGTGAAGTACCTCCAGGTGGATGAGATCGATGAGGCGCCGCAGCAGCTCTCCACGGGCGACGATCCGGTGAAGATGCTGGACGGCCGCACGTCGTCCTTCCCAACGACCTACAAACGCCAGTACATCAGCACGCCGGGCATTGCCGGGCTCAGCCGCATCGCCAAGCTGTACGACAAGAGCGATCAGCGCCGGTATCACGTGCCGTGCCCGCACTGCGGCCATTACCAGGCGCTGCAGTGGAGCGGCCTGGTGTGGTCGCCCGACAAGAGCCACGCGTGGTACGCGTGTTGCGAGTGCGGTGTCGCCATCGAGGAACACTTCAAGACCGACATGATTGCCAACGGGCGCTGGGTGGCGGCCAACCCGGACTCGCCGATTCGCGGCTACACCATCAATTGCCTGTACTACCAGTTTGGCCTGGGGCCGCGCTGGTTGGACCTGGTGAAGGAGTGGCTGGAGGCACAGGGTGATCCTGCCTCCCTCAAAACCTTCGTGAATGATCGGCTGGCCGAGACGTGGGAAGACCCGTCGATGCGCGCGGTCAAGCACAACGTGATCAAGGATCGTGCCGAGCCGTACGCCCTGCGGTTGGCTCCGCTCGGGGTGCTGGCGGTGACGGTGGGTGTGGATACCCAGGATGGTCGCCTGGCGGTCCACACCATCGGCTGGGGGCGTGGCATGACCGCCTGGACCTTGGACTATGTGGAGCTGCAGGGTGATCCCGCAGAGGATTCCGTCTGGGTTGCGCTGACAGACCTTCTGAACCGCGCCATCGAGCGAGCGGACGGCGCTCTTCTGCGCCCGATGGCCGTTGCCATCGATGCCGGTGGCCACCGCACGGAGGCGGTAAAGAACTTCGTGCGCCAGCGGCGTGTCACTAGGCCCATGTGTATTTTCGGCGCCGTGCCGAACAATGCCCCGGTTCTGTCGAAGGGCAAGCTGGCTGACGTGACCTGGAACGGTAAAACGGACAAGCGTGGCATCACCATTCACCACGTAGGCACCGTGGCTGCGAAGCACTATCTGTATAGCCGCCTCTCTGCCGATGCGGAGCGCGCCGTCGAATCGCGCCTGGTGCACTTCAGCGATGAGCTGCCGGATGAGTACTTCCCCGGTTTGGTGTCGGAGGTCTACAACCCGGTTAAGAACCGATTCGAGAAGAGAGTTGCACGTAACGAGCCGCTGGACACTTGGGTCTATGCCTATGCTGCCGCGCACCACCCGGAGGTCCGCCTGCATCGCTACACACGTGCAGACTGGGACGTGCTGGAGGCCCGCCTGCTGCTGACCGTGAACAGCACGGATTCCCGTGAAACAGAGGCTGCGCCTGCCGAAGTCGAGGCGAAGATTGTTTCGCGTGGAACCCAACAGGTCCGGCCGCGTAGCAGCGGACTGGCGCGAGATGGGTGGGCGCTGTAATGGCAAAACGTACCGAGTCGGCCGAAGAGCTGAGGGAGCGGATCCTGGCCGCCATGCGGGCCGACATTGGCATCAGTGAGCGCATGGCGCTGCCGTTCGTTGAGTCGGTGATGCAATGCTTCGCCGGCGAGCAGCCGTACTTCCCTGCCGCAGTTCGGACCTATCCCCTGGCCGAGATTCGTCGTTCTTTAGAGGCTGGGATTCCCGTGAAACAGGTCATGCGGGACTTTGACGTGTCGAGATCAAAGCTGCACGAGTTGTTCCCTGGCGGGCTCCCGAGAAAGGAAAAACAGGTGTAGTCCACGGTTTCAATGAAAGTGGAGACAAATTAGTTTTCTGCTTCTTTCAGATCAGTTAGTTACGCGGGCTGCTGTCCACGAATTTATTGAGTTCGTGGACAGCGCTATCCGTAGCCTATGTTGTCATGAAGACTGCTCAGGAAATGTTGGATTTCTACATCGACGCGGAGGTCGCCGTCCTTTCGGGCCAGACCGTTCGCATCGGTGATCGCCAGTTGTCCCGAGCGGACCTGGCTGAGATTCGTTCCGGTCGGAAAGAGTGGCAGGCTGCGGTCCTGCGTGCAGTCTCGGTTGCCGGTCGTCGGGCGCGCTGGGCGAATGCAGATTTCGGCGGGAAGACCTGATGTCCTCCGCGCAGATCGCCAAGGCACGGTTGGATGCCGCACTCAGCGCGGATCGCGCCATTCAATCGGCGCGGGCTCAGATGGCTCCGGTCATCGCTCGCGCGCACGAAGTCACGCGGCCGTCGCGAAACCGAAAGCTGGCGAGGGACTGGGGCAGTGGCAATGCCATCGCAGGCATGGATGCGCGCCAGCTCCGCGATCAGGCCCGCCATCTGGAGCGTGACCTTGATCTGGCGGACAACGCGTTGAACGTTCTGGTCCAGAACACGGTTGGCGCAGGCATCGACGTGCTCTCTGCACCTCGGCTCCCCGGGCAGCCGATCAACCGCGATCTGGCACTGCAGCTGGACGACCTCTGGGACGCTTGGTGGGACGCGCCCGAGGCCACCCGCACGCACGATTACGGCATGTGCCAGCAGCTGCTGGCACGCAGCTGGTTCCGCGACGGTGATGCGTTCTACCAGGACCTGATCGGCACAGTGCCGTTCTTCGAGCACGGCACTGTTGTGCCGTACAGCTTCGAGATGTTGGAAGCCGACCTGGTGCCGTTGGACTTCAACGATCCGGCGCGCAACATCCTGCAAGGTGTCGAGCGCAACGCCTGGGGTCGGCCTATCGCGTTCCACGTCTACAAGAGTCATCCGGGCGATCCGATGGGGACGCGGCTGGAGACCAAGCGGGTTTCTGCCGAGTTCATGCACTGCATCGCGCTGATGAAGCGCCTGCACCAGGTACGGGGGCTCAGCGTGTTCGCGAGCGCCATGTCCCGATTTGAGGACGTGAAGGACTACGAAGAATCCGAACGCATTGCTGCCAAGGTGGCGGCGTCGATGACGTTCCAGATCAAGAAGGGCGGCGGCGAGCAATACGGCGCGGACTTAGGCGGCCAGGCCATCCTCCAAGACGGTGTTCCGATTCGTGAGCTGCGCCTTGCCCCCGGTGCGATCTTCGATGATCTGTTGCCCGGCGAGTCGATTGAGAGTTTGGGCACCGACCGGCCGAATCCCAATGCCGCCACCTGGCGGAAGGAGCAGTTGCGCGCAGCTGCCGGTGGCATCGGCGTGAGCTATTCCAGCCTGTCGCTGGACTACAACGGAACCTATTCGGCACAGCGTCAGGAGCTGGTCGAGAAGTGGGGCAGCTACTTGATGCTGGCCGAACGCTTCATTGCGCTGTGCGTGCGACCGCAGCGCATGCGTTTCGTGGAGGCATGCGTGCTTTCGGGCCGCGTGCGCCTGCCCCGCGGCTGGACGCTCCGGGACCTGGCCGCTTCAACGTACGTCCGACCGGTGATGCCGTGGATTGATCCGTTGAAGGAGGCCTACGCGCGCGGCGAGGCGGAGGACCGCGGCTGGGTGTCGCCGCAGCAGAACACGCTTCAGTACGGCAACAACCCCGCTGAGGTCCTGCGTCAGCGTCAGGACTGGCAGGAGCAGACCCAGACCCTTGCGCCGCCGGCGCCCAACACCAGTGCAGAAGCGCGTGCCCAAGTCTTGGGCCAGCTGACGCGCGATCTCTCCAGGAGCGAATGACATGCATGCACGCCTGTTGGCCAGCGCGATCCAGAATACGATCCGCGCGGACGCGGCAACCGAAGCCGAGCTCGGCCCCGCGCTGTATCAGGTCCGCGCGGAGGCCGATGTCGCCGACGTGATGATCTATGGCGCCATCGGTGGCTATCTGTTCGAAGAGTCAGTGTCCGCTGCCGACCTGGTCGAGCGGATCGGCCAGATCACGGCGGGCACCATCCACGTGCGGTTGAACAGCGTCGGTGGTGTCGTCGCCGATGGCATGGCAATCCACAACGCGCTGCAGGCCCATCCGGCGCACAAGATCGTCACCGTGGAGGGGCAGGCCGCTTCCATCGCCTCGCTGATCCTGCAGGCCGGCGATGAGCGCCGTGTCTATGCCAGCTCCTTGGTCATGGTTCATGCGCCGCGTACCGTCGCTGCCGGCAGCGCTACGGCTTTTCGTCAGAACGCGGAGGCGCTGGACGCGCACGCGTCGGCAATGTTGGAGGCCTACGCGGCCCGCTCCGGCCGGCGTGAAGAGATGGAGCGACTGCTCACCGACGACGCCGACCACTGGTTCTCCGGTCCGCAGGCCGTAGATGCCGGTCTGGCCGACCTGGTGGTGGATGCCGACCCCGGAGCCACGGCTATGTGGTCGTCGGCATCTACGGTCGCCATTCGCGGCTATCTGCAGTCCATCGAGGGTGCTGGCGCTCCCGTGTTGTCCCAGCTGCGTCGAAGCATCGTCGCCAGCCTCTCTCCGCAAGTATTCGCCTCGCTTCCCGAGGTCAGCCAGTCGGCCGTGATCGGCCATATCGAGGATCCAACCATGAAGAAGCAGTACAGCGCCATCCTCGCGAACGCCGGTCGACAGAGCCCGGCAGTCGCAACCACCGCTGCCGCGCCGGTCACCCCGGTCGTCGCCGCGGCTCCCGTTCCCGCGCCGACGCCGGCCGATCCGGTCCAGGCCGCGCTGGGTGCGTTGCGTGAGCGCAACACCCAGATCCAGGCAATTGCGCTCCCGCACATGGGCAACGCACAGGTCCGTGAGTACGTGGATGGCGTAATGGCGCAGGCAGACTCCAACGTCACCGCCGACGCGGTGGGTCGCCACATCCTGGCACTGCTGGGCAGCAACGCTGCACCGCTCAATGGCGGTGCGGCCGTCACCGCTGGTACTGACCAGCGCGATCTGACCCGCTCGGCCATGTCCAATGCGATCCAGGCCCGTGCCGGTCTGGTCCAGGCGACGGACGGTAACGCCTTCCGTGGCATGTCCCTGACCGAGATCGCCCGCGCTTGCGTGCAGCAGGCCGGTGTGGATACCCGTGGTATGGAGCGACTGGAAGTGGTGGGCATGGCCTTCACCCACAGCAGCTCGGACTTCCCGCAGCTGCTGGGAGACGCTTCGCGCCGGGCGCTGCTGCAGGGCTACCAGGAAGTGGAAGAAACCTTCGACCAGTACACCCGCCCGGTGAATGTGAGCGACTTCAAGCCGACCAACCTGGTGGGTCTGGGCGCCTTCTCTGATCTGGATGTCGTCCCGGAAGGCGGCGAGTACAAGCAGGGTTCGTTCTCCGAGCAGTCGCAGGCCATGAAGATCGTGACCTACGGCAAGCTGTTCACCATCACCCGCCAGGCCATCATCAACGACGAACTGGGTGTGTTTGGCGACGTGCCGCGCAAGATGGGCCAGGCGGCACGCCGTACGCTCGCCAAGGCCGTGTTCGATCTGATCAACAGCAACCCGATCCTGGCTGACGGCAAGCGCCTGTTCCATGCTGACCACAAGAACCTGCTCCCGGCTGCACTGATCAGCACCGCCAGCGTCAGCGCGATGCAGGCTGCCATGCGCCTGCAGAAGGATGCGGACGGCAATCTCATCCAGGTGCCGATGCGCGGCCTGCTGACGCCGGTGGCGCTGAGCGGCCTGGCAAAAACCGTGCGCACCGCCCAGTTCGCCGTGGGCGGGGGCGTTGGCAGCAACGACCCCAACATCGTGCGCGAGACCTTCGAAGTCTGGGATGACGGCCGTCTGGACGCCAAGGATGCACAGGCCTGGTACGGCATCTCCAACCCCGCCTACGTGGATGGGATCGTGGTGGGCTACCTCGACGGCAACCAGACACCGTACCTGGAACAGCACCAGGGTTTCACCGTCGATGGCGTGGCTTGGAAGGTGCGCCTAGATGCGGCGCCGGCGATTGCCGATTTCCGCGGCATCTACAAGAACCCCGGTAACCCGGCACCCGCTCAGGGCTGATCGCCCGCCATGGAGATCGCCACGAAAGCGGCGGTCTCCTGAACCCTTTCACGCATCCGGAGAGTATTTATGAAGAACGCACATCAGGACGGTCGCGTGCTCGACGTGACCCTGACCGCTGACACGAAGAGTGGCGAGCTGGTGGTACAGGGCAAGCTGGTTGCCGTCGCCGTGACCGATGGGAAGGCCGGCGAGACCATCGCTACGCACGTCGAAGGCGTGTTCGAGCTGCCCAAGCTGCCGGCCGCCGTGTTCGCTGTCGGTACCGCCGTCAACTGGGACACCGATGCTGGGCACGCGACCGCCGGTGCAGCCGGTGCCGACCAGGTGGGCGACATCGGCTTCGCTGTCTACCCGGCCGAGGCCGGCGCCCTGACCGTTTTCGTCCGGCTGACGCCGGGCTCCGCCGCAGCAGGCGCGTAACCGAACAGGCCGGCACCGCTCACATACGCCCGGGTGGCGTGAGCGGTGCCGGTTCTTCCACAGCGACTACGGGGGATCGCATGGGCACCACCAACACGCCGCGCGGCGTACGCAACAACAATCCTGGCAACATCGACCGCACCAGCACGCCGTGGCAGGGTGAGGACCGGTCAGCTGCGGCTATCGCCCGTGAGCAGCGCTTCTGCGTGTTCCTGACCCCGCAGGCTGGGTTCCGCGCCCTCGCGAAGACCCTGCTCACCTACCAGCGCAAGCACGGCCTGCGCACGGTGAAGGAGATCATCGGGCGCTGGGCCCCACCGGTGGAAAACGATACCGGCGCTTACGTCCGGCAGGTTGCCACCGCCGTTGGTGTTGCGCCTTCGGAAGTCATCCGCTTGGACAACGCGATCACCCTGAGTCGCCTGGCTACGGCCATCGCCAAGCATGAGAACGGAGGCATGTACTGGCGCCCGGATGTGATCGACGCCGGCGTTGCAGAGGCGCTGCGCTGATGGTCGGCGGCGGCGTCACTGGCTCGGCACCCTGGTGGGCTGCGGGCAGCGTGGTAGCGCTGTGGGTGCTACGCGAGACGTGGACGGCGTTCCTCGCGCACAGGAAGGAGCGCACGGAAACCGACGCGAACGTGGATCTCATCAAGGGCCTTTCCGAGCGCATCGGGTTCCTCGAGCAGCGTGTCACTGCTCAGGACGAGCGGCTGCAGGCCGAGATGCAGATGCGCCTCAAGGCGCAGGAGGACGCAAGCGCGCTGCGTATTCGCGTCCGCCAGCTTGAATCCACGCTGCGCGGCCTTGGTGCGGTCATCCCGCCCGAAGACCCGGTAGTGTCCGCATGATCCGCGCCCTCATCGTTGCCATCCTCCTGCTGCTGGCTGTCGTTGTCTGGCAGCGCGGCTCGGTCTCCATCGCGCACCGTGCGGCCGACCAGGCCGCGTCGGCCCGTGACGCTATGGAAGCTGAGCGTGATGCTGCCCGCGCCGAAGCCAATGCCGCGGCCGAAACCCTGAAGGCGGAGCGCAGCAGCGCCGCCGCCGCGAACGCCCTGGCCTCCAAGTACGAAAAGGAAAAGAACGATGCACAGACGGCATCTGATCGCCTTGTCGCTGATCTTCGCGCTGGCAACCAGCGCCTGCACCAGCGTTGGCAAGCGTCCATCGCCACCGCAGAGCTGTCCGCAGCCGCCGCTGCCGCCAGCCAGCCTGATGGTCGAGCCGACGACCGAATCGAAAGTGCGGGCCGAGCTGTTGGCGCCGCCGCCCAGTGCGACGCCCAGGTGAGGGGGCTGCAAGCGTACGCGCTTCTGTGTTCGGGGGGTGTCCGGTGAGCGAGCGGGACTTCTTGCGTCAGATGGACGCAACCATTCATGGTGCGCTGGCAATCGCGGGCATGGTATCCACCGCCACGGTCAAGTCGGAGAAGTCCGGCGTCGTGACAGAGGGCGTACGGGCCTACGTCGACTGCGATGTGGAGACCATCGGGGATCTGCAGCAATTCGTTGCTGGACGGGTCGAAATCGCCTACCTGCGAGCCGATGTTGACCCGGAGCAGGGGGATCGCGTCGAGGTCGATGGCGAGGTCTTCGTGAACGTGAAGAAGCTCAGTGACGACGGCTCACGCAGCCGCTGGCTGGTGCGCCGTGGCTGAGCTGGCTGAACCCCTCTCCTGGCAGCTGGTCGAGTTCTTGCGTGATCGCGTGAAGCTGATCCGCACGTCGGCTGGATTCCGCACCGATATCGGAAGCGGGCTGATCGTGGTGGACGATGATGAGGTGCCCGAGGACCAGTCCGAGCCCGCCACCGTCATCTCGGTCCAGCAGCTCTCGCGGAGTGGAGGCGGTAGCGCCCAGGCCAGTTCCGACGCCGCTATCACCATCGAGTTCGAAGTTCCTCGCGGGAGCGGTCGGGAGAACCCACGGTTGCTGGTTCACCGTGCCAGGCACGACCTGATCCGCGCCCTGACGCTGAACGCCAAGATGCTGCCGATAGGCGTCACCGCCTTCGAACTGCTGACAACCCAGATGGCAACTCTGGAAGACGACGCAGGGCACTCCGCCGTAGTCGCTCAGATCACCGCGCGGGCTGGTCTGACCGAGACCTTCGAGCCCGTCCCCAACCCGAACCCGTAGGAGCAACACCATGGCACAGCCCAAAGTCCGCAAGTTCGCAGGCGATCTGCGTTTCTGGGAGCACGGCGCGAACGGCGCCCGCATTCCCGTTATCCCCGAGCCGGCCGACAAGTTCGGCAACCAGCCGCTGGAACAGTCGTCGCTGACGTTCAGCTATGAAGCCGGCGACTCGGTGGAGATCAAGAGCAAGCGCCGCGATGCGCGCTATCAGCAGATCATTCACAAAGACTCCAATCCTGGTGTCACCAGCGTGTCCATCACCGCGCTGGAAGTGCCGACCGCCATCCTGGCCCGCATGCTGTACGGCACCTTGGTGGCTACCCAGGTCGCCGCTGGTACCGCCACCGACGTGTCCGTGACCGTGGGTAGCGTGGACACCCCGGTCAAGCTGCCGCACAACTTCCTGCTGGCCGACACCGCGCCGGTCTTCAAGAAGGGTACCGTCGACTTGGTGGAGGGCACCGACTACACCCTCGATCCGGTGCACGGCCTTCTGATTCCGAAGGCCGGCGGCGCTCTGCAGGCCGGCAATACCGTGGTGGCCAGCTACACCTACGACGCCTACTTGGAAACCGCCATCAGCGGCGGCACCACGCCCAGCAAGTCCTTCCAGATCCTGGGCGACATGCAGGACCGCATCAGTGGCGATGAAGGCCTGCTCACGATCCCGAATGTCGACCTGACCGTGGATGGCGACGTGGACTGGTTCAGCGATGAGCCGATCCAGGTGACCCTGACCGGCCCGGTGATCTTCCAGTCCGGCGAGACCGATCTCTACACCTTCAAGATCGCGGCGCAGTCGGCGGATTGAGCGGGGCGGTGACCTCGGCAAGGGGAGGGCGCCTGTGTGGCGCCCTCCCGGCATGAATCAGGAAGGGCTTCGTGGCATCCAATCGCGCCAACAACCTGCTCAAGTACTACGTCAGCGGCCGTCGCGCGAAGGGCTTCCACGGCCTGACCGACCTGGCTGGCGCGGTGCTGAATCGCTATGACCTGTCGGTGCAGCGGGCGTTCATTGGGCTGCAGCGGCGCGCTGGGCCGGCCACCACGCAGGAAGTCCGGGCTTCGTACAACATCCGCGCCTCGGCGCTACGCGGGAAGTACCGCGTGGAGACCGGCGAACGCGGCTACAGCAGCGGCAAGCGCGGCAGGGACGATTTCCTTTCCATCTGGGCGAGCACGCGCCAGATCTCGCTGATCGAGTTCGGCGGCCGCTGGGCGGGCCGGAAGTCAAAGGGCGCGACGGCCAGCATCGGCCTGGGCGAGTCTAAGACCTACGAGGGTGCCTTCATCGCCACGATCAAGGGGCGCAAGGCCATTCGGGTGCGCAGTTGGGACCGTGCGCAGCAGAAACGTCACGGCCGCGGCCCGGTGCGCATCCTGCGCGGTCCCAGCCCGTTCGAGATGCTCTCCGGCGCCGATGGCAACAGCCGCGCTCTCACCGCACGTCGTCGGCTGATGGATCGCCTGCATACCACCTACGTGACTGAACTGCGCCGCCAGTGGCGCATCAATGGAAGTTCCAATGGCTGATCGGCTTGAAGAAGCAATTCGCGTTGTCATCGAGACGCAGGGTCGCGAGGGCGTGGACGAACTGCGCGCGGCGTTCGGAGACCTGGGCGATGTATCAGTCGAGACCGCCAGCAAGGCATCCAAGCTGCTGGACTCGCTGACCGGGCTGAATGAGGCCGCATCCAAGGCGGACGCCTACGACGGCATGCTGACCGACCTTGCCGAGCTGGAAAAGCAGTTCGGAGCCAACCAGCAGGCTGCGCTGTCCCTCAGCCTCAGCATCGGCGAGATGGAGAAGCCGTCGCGCGAGGTGCTGGCTGCCCAGCGCGAGCTGCGCAAAGAGGGGGAGCGCCTGCAGAAGGCGCTTACCGAGCAGTGGGACGCGGTTGCCAAGGCAGATACCGAACTGTCCTCGCTCGGCGTCAACACGGCCAACCTGGCCGACCACCAGCAGCGGCTGCGTATCGAGGCCACCCGCAGTGCGGCCGCGCTGACCGAGCAGGCCCGTGCCGCCGCCGCCGAGGCCGAGGCCGGCCGCCGCCGCAAGCAGCAGATCGAGGAAGGCGAGGCCGCCTTCCGCAAGCAGGCCACCACCAGCAAGGCCGCCGCGAAGTCGCTGGCCGAGTACCGCGAGCGCGCTGCTGATGCTGCCGCCGGCAGCGGCGATCTTGCCTCGGCCACCGAGAGCACTGTCAGCTGGTTCGGCAGACTCAAGGCAGTCGCCGCTGGTGCGATCGCGTTCGTCGGCCTGAACCGAGTGGTTGACGGCATCAAGGCCATCGTGAAGGAGGGCAGCGACGCTGAGCAGGAACTGGCTCAGCTGGAAGCGGCCTTGCACGCCACGGGTCGCACCAGCGAGTTCACTGCGCAGAGCTTGGCCGCCATGCGCCAGCAGCTGCAGAGTGGGCTTTTCGATGATGGGCAGATCAGCGCCGCCCAGGTCCGCCTGCTGTCGTACACCAACATCGTGGGCGAGCAGTTCCCGGCGGCGATGCAGATCACCATCGACCAGGCCCAGCGGCTGGGCATGTCGCTGGAGCAGTCTGCCGAGGTCGTAGGCAAGGCGCTGCAGACGCCGTCGAAGGCAATGGAGAGCCTGAGCAAGCAGGGCTTTACGCTGGATGACAGCCAGAAGTCGCTGATCAAGAGCCTGGAAGCTACCGGGCAGGTGGCAAAGGCGCAGGCCATCATCCTCGATCTGCTGGCCGAATCCTATGGTGGCGCAGCCGCCGCTGCAAAGGTTGGCACCATCGCCGGCCTGTGGAAGACGGCCACCGATCGCTTCAAGGATTGGAAACAGGAGGTCGCAGACCAGGGCGTGCTGACCTACTTCAAGGAGCAGCTCACCACCCTGCTGACCACGCTGGATCGGCTGGCCGCCGATGGCAGCCTATCGCGCTGGGCCAAGCAGACCGCCCAGGCCATCATCACCATGGCCGAGGCGGTGAAGGGCACGACGCAGTGGGTTGTGGACCATGCCCGCGTGATCGGCCTGATGGCCGCCGCATATGCGCAGTTCAAGATCGTGGGGGCCCTGCTCCAGCTGAACGCATGGCGCGCAGCCCTGATCGCGACCACGAACGCGCAGATCGCCAACAATGCAGCGGTCGCAAGCGGCAGCCGGGGTATCGGTCGGTTTGGTGCGTTGCTGCGCGGTTTGCCGAAGGCAGTCCCCATCACGGTGGCCGTGCTGGGATTGGAAGCGGCGATGGGCGGTCTGGACGTCCTCAAGACCGTGGCGCAGGACATCTGGAAGCAGCACGACCCGGCTCTGAAGCGTGCCGGTGAAGCGCAGCGGGCCTACATCAGCCAGGTACGCGATTCGGCGCTGCAGCTGCGTGAACAGGCAGTATCCTTCGTTGCGTACCGTGACGTAGTCATCAAGTCGGCCGAGGAAGTCGCCAAGCTGGGCGAGGCGGAGCGGCAGGCATACGAGAAGCGTCTGTCCGGCTTGGAGCAGTACCTCACGGCGCAGGAAGGCTTCCTGCTGATGCAGCAGAAGGCCGGTGTCGCGACGGCGGAGCAGCTGCAGGAGCTGGGTCAGGTCTCCGCACGTCTCTTGGAGGTATCCACCGGCTTCGCTGCGATGGCCAAGGGTGCGAAGACGGCTGCCGATTCGCTGAAAAATGGCATCGGCGGTGCGGCGCAGCTGGTGGTCCAGCAGTTGGAGGGAATCGAGGGAAATGCCAAGCTCGCAAAGGAATCAATCGGCAAGGTCTTTGAAGGGCTGAACTTTGTCGACACAGGAAGCTTGGAGGCCGTAGGAGCTGCGCTCGGCTATGTGGCTACCCAAGGCGGGGCTGCAGAACGGAACGTGCGAGACGGTCTGCTGGAAGCGCTGAACAAGCTCTCCGGAGAGGAGTTAGCCCGCTTCCAGGCATCGGCGCAATCTGCGTTCGAGGCGCTGCCGCAGGGCGCTGTTAATGCATCGGCCGTCCTTGAAACCACGCTGCTGTCGGCCATGCAGAAGCTCGGTGTTGAGGCTTCCAAGATGGGGTTTCGTTTCACTGCCGCCGGCAAGGATGCGATCGCTTCGTTCGGTGCCGTCACAGAGAGCGCGGTGGCTACGGGCGCCCAGATCGAGACCGCATTCAAGGCAGCGCTTGGCAAGGTCGCGACGCTGGACGAAGCGCGCACGCTGGGCGCGCTGCTGGAATCGGCAGGGCGGCAGGGTAAGGTCGGCTTCGATGCGGCCGCGCGGTCAGCCGCAGCGCTGAACGCTCGCATCCGCGAGATTCAGGTCGCCATCGATCCGCTGGCGGACGAATTTGCCAGGCTTGGCATCCAGTCCCAGGCATCGCTCAATGCGACGCGCGACGCTGCCAAGAGCGCCTTCGAAGCGATTCGTGACGGCGCGGCTCGCGGCAAGGCCTCTGTCGAAGACGTTCGTCGCGCTTTCCGGGCATATGCCGATGCAACCCGCGCTGCAGCTGCGGACAGTGACCAGTGGCGCCGGGACAACGTCGATAGCCAGCTCGCAGTGCAGGAATCGATCTACGACACCGAGCGCAGCATGCAGCGGCTGGGTGATGTGAGTGACGTGGCAATGCGCCAGCTGCAGGACGGTGCCAGCCGCAGCCGCGAGCGGCTGGAGGAGGTGCGCGAGAGCGCGGGTGGTGCGGCGGACCAGGTTGACCGGGTAGGGAGTAGCTCCGAACGAATGGGCAAGCAGATGGGGCAGGCCGGGGCCGCTGCGCAAGGAATGGCGTTCAGCATTGGCGAGGTCTCCGAATCTGCATTGCAGGCAATGCGCAAGCTCAGCGGACCCAACCCGCTTGTGCAGTTTGCCAATGCGCTGAACCGGGTCACTGAGCAGCGCAAGCAGCTGGCTGAGTACAAGGCAGAGCTTCAGGCGACCGCCGAGGCGGAGGACGAACTCTCCAAAGCAGCGAAGGAGCGGCTGGCAGGACAGTTCGACTACGTGGGCAAGGGCGAAATCGCAGAGGTGGCGCAGTTGGAGGCCCAGGTCGTGCGGCAGCGGCAGCAGCGAGACCAGGAGGCCGCTGCCGCGCTCGCCGAGCGCCGCAAGCAGGCTGAAGCTGAGGCAGAGGCGCAGGCGAAGGCGGACGCGGCTCGCATCGGCAGCAACGGCACCAACGAGCAGGTCATTGTCATTGACTGGAAGCTGCCTTCGAAGGAAGTGGTGGCCGGCGCCACCGCCGCCGAGGTGCAGCAAGCGCAGCGCCTCGCGGGCCTCGTCGCTCCGTTGGTCCTGCGGCAGGTTCAGCAAAGCAGGGCCGTTTCCGTTCGGGGGCGTAGCTGATGACCCGCATCGTTCTTGCTGGAATCGAACTGCCGGCTGACCTTCAGTGGACCGATGAGTTCACGGCCTGGAAGGTAGGGCAACAGGCGCGTACAAGCCTGACGGGTGCCTTGATCGTCCAAGAGTCTGCGCGGCAGGCCGGGCGGCCGATCACTCTCCAGACAACCCGGGACGGTACTGCCTACGTCGGCGTCGTCAGTCTTCCTGTTCTACGGGCGCTGCAGGCCAGTGAGAGCGAGGCTCGCCTGGCGCCGCTGGATCTGGTCATGCCGGCCCACAACAGCGGCGAGCGGTCATTCCAGGTCCGGTGGCGCCGCACGGATGGGCCGGCCATCGAAGTCGATCCCACCCGCTTTGCTGTCCCCGCGCTTGATGCGGACCTTTTCTCCATCACCCTTCGCCTCATGACGGTGTAATCCATGACGATTCTTGCTACCGATATCAAGCTGCGACAGTCGCAGCGCTTGACAGATAACCCTGACGGCGGTGGCCGCATGGTTCAGACCGAAATCATTGATGGGGCGATGAACAACCTCTTTCCGGATATCGGTGATGAGGAGCGGACCACTGGCCGAACCACCCTCCGCAAGATGTTTGTGCATGTGGATACACCTGCGCCTGACGTGCTGAAGGACGCGATCGCGGTGCTGATCGATCCTCCGGCAGACCCGCGCGTGACCGTCACGATGTTTGCCACGGGCTCTTACAGTGACGTGCGCCTCGACGCCAAGAACCGCGTCGAGAGCTACATCACGCGAGGCACAGAGTCCCGCTTTGTCCTACTGGGGAACCACTTCAGCGGCCAGATGACTATCCAGGTCTACGCGATGAAGGACGCGCCGAGCCCCGACATCAATGACAACTTCTCGCTGCTGACCCTCGCCAGCTCCGGGCACGATCCGGCAGAACAGTACGTGCGGGTCAAAGGCGTGCTGTCCCGTACGACACGGACTTTTACTGATGACCAAGGGGCATTTGAGAGGGATGTCTTGGTGATCGAGCTGGTGAACGCGTTGCTGCGCGATTTCTACGGCCAGGAGGTGGTGCGGTACTCGGCCACCAAGCCCGCGACCAGGATCTACGAAACCAACGTGGTGGAGGCCACGAGCTATCACAGCGTCAAACGCCTCACCGCCGCTGGGAAGCCTGGCGATCTGGCTGTGCAAGTCGATACCCCGTACGTGTCCATCGTTCCTACCTCCACGGCTGAAACCCCGGTCAGTGACGTTCTGGCCGGCATGGGCACCATCAGCCAGGTCCCATCCGGCCCTGCCGGCAGCCTCGGCCAGAACTTCAGTGCCAGCTTTGCTGCTGGCGTGCCGGTCAGCCGATACCTCGGTACTGGGTTGGTGGTGGGCGCAGTAAGGGTTGTCGCAGGCAGTGTCGAACTCACCGACGACGGTACTGGCGGGCTCGCTTCCGCCGTGGCGACGCCCTGGAGCGGTACGGTCGATTATCAGGGTGGGGTCGTAGCCTTGACGCATGCGAGTGGCGTCGGCAGTACCAGTATCAGCATCACAGCGTCCCCGGCGGGCTCCATCCCCATGCAGGGCTTCACCGACGAGATTGAGGTGACGCAGAACAACCAGGGCATGGTCTGGCTGTTCCAGCTGACCCCGTTGCCGGCCCCGGGAACGGTGGTGGTCGACTACCGCGCCCTGGGGCGCTGGATCAGGTTGACCGACAACGGCCGCGGCCGTCTGATAGGCAAGCCGGGCCAAGGCACCGGGACGATCAACTACCAGACCGGCTCCGTCGTGGTGACCGCTGGCGCGCTGCCGGATCTGAAGAGCAGCATCATCTCCAACTGGGGCACTCCCATCATCGCGGAGGCCCGGGTTGGTGATACCGCCATCCTGCCGCCGGCGCTCCGCTTTGTGCTGGGCGAGGGCTCGGCGGTACCGGGGACGGTGCAACTGACGCTGCGTGTCGGCGGCTCCAATGTGGCGGTCACAGATAACGGGAACGGCGGCTTGCTGATTGGCGGGCAGGTTCGTGGACAGATCAGCTACTCGACCGGTGAGATCTCGCTCCGGCCGCTGAGTCTGCCTGATGCGGATAGCCAGCTTTCGATCGCCTACGATTGGGGGCAGCCGCTCCATGCAGCACCTCAGCCTGTCCCTGATTCGGCCGGGATCGTGTCGTTTACCCTGCCGCAGGGACCGGTGAGGCAGGGCACCGTGCTTCTCGACTGGCTTGTGAGTGTGCGGCGCGATCGCGATGACCTGTCGTCGGCCCCTCAGGCGATGCGGGTCATCGCCAAGGATGATGGCGCAGGCAACCTGGTGGGCGTTTCGGTTGGTGACACGGCCTTCAGCACGGTGCTGGGGTCGGTGAACTACAGCACGGGCGCGGTCTCGCTGCAGGCCGGAAAGTTCATGGTCCGGCAGGTTTCCTATCCGGTGTATGAGATCCGGTCAGGGCGCCTGAAGGTCGTTGGCTACGAGCGCCTGGACGTGCTCGCACAATTCTCCGCCGGCAGTATCGTGTCGGCCGGTTGGATGCTCGCCGGGGAAGCGGCTCAGTCCGCGCAGGAGGTCATGCCGCTGCCGGCGGTCCAACTGCAGCTCACCCCGACGATTAGCGACAGCATCGTTCCGGGCAGCGTTCGCTTCGCATTCCGGGGGCGCACCTACGTTGACCGTAGCGGCGGCTTGTATCACTCCATCGATCCCACGACCGGCTCGGGCATCTATGCAGGGACGATCGACTACGCGGCAGGTGTGGTGAACCTGGTGCAATGGCTGGCGGGCGGCGAGAACACGGTCCAGATCCAATCCCTCCTGACACGGATAGCCGATCCGGGTGTGGCGGTCAGCTTCTTCCGTGCGCCAGGTTCACCGCTTCGGCCAGGCATGTTCACGCTGCGCGCGACCCGCATCGACGGTGAGCTGCTTACGGCGACTGCGGACATTAACGGTGTGCTGTCAGCTGCCGAAGTTCGTGGCAAGGTCGATTGGGAAAGTGGTGTCGTCAAGGTTCAGTTCGGCCAGCTGGTGCCCGTGGCCGGGAATGAGGGCAAGCCCTGGTTTGATCCCGACCAGGTTGAGGGGGATCAGGTCTGGAGGCCGACGCTCGTGCTGCCGGGCACGATCTACATGGGCGCGGTCGTGTATCGATCGATTCCGCTTTCGGAGGTAGTGATCGGCTTGTCGTCGGTGCGTCTGCCCAGCGACGGCCGTGCGCCAGCGTTCAAGCCGGGGCAAACCGTGCTGATCCACCACACGGCCAAGCACGTGGTGCCGTCGCCGCAAGCGGGACAGGTGGTCACCTTTGGTCGCGGCAGGATCGCAGGTATTGAAGTGCGTGACGCCGAGGGGCGTCCGGTCGACGCCGCATGGTTCACGGCGGATCTGGACGTTGGCAATCTGCGCTTCAGTGACCCGCTGAACCTGGCCGCGTACACGCTGCCACTGACGATCAGCGAGCGCGTCGAGGACCGGCGTTTGGTGGTTCAGCCTCAGATCACCGGTGAGATCGAGATCAACACCTCTCTGACGCACGACTATCCGGTGGGAGAGTCGATGATCAGCACCGCGCTGCGGTTGGGCGAAGCCAATGGATCGCTGGACCTGCAGGCGCGTGTGGTGAGTCTGTTCGACCAGGCCGCATGGACCAACGTGTGGGCCGATTCCCCGAGCGGCAGTGTCGCGCCCGGCACCTACAACGACACGGACTATCCGCTCGCGGTGACGAACAAGGACGCGATCACTGAGCGTTGGGCAGTGCGGTTCACCAGTGCAACCCAGTTTGAGGTGATCGGCGAGACGGTCGGCACCATCTCTGCCGGAAACACGACCACGGATCTTGCGCCCGTCAATCCTCGTACCGGGCAACCGTACTTTGTGATGAAGAAGGACGGTTGGGGAACTGGCTGGTCTACGAACAACGTCGTTCGCTTTAACACCGTTGGTGGTTTGGCGCCCGTGTGGATGATGCGCACGACGCTGCCAGGCACGCCGGAGGGCGCGACCGACTCCACCCGCTTTCAGGTCATTGGCAATATTCCAGGCGAGTAACCCTCTATGAGTCTTGTACCAACCGTTTACGAAAGCACCGATCCGGGCGCGCCGCAGCTGACAGGCCAGCCTGGGAGCCTTACCGCTTTGCTTGACGCGGTACTTGTCGATGGGTACGGGGTGGGAGCCGCACGCAAGGCCGGGGCTGGCTGGACCCGCGAGTTCAGCGGTACGAACGTCAGGGCTTATCGCGGCAACATTGGATCTGGCAGCGGATACTACTTGCAGATAGATGATTCCGCTTCAGTCGGCAACGCTCGACATGCCTGGGCACGTGGGTTTGAGGCGATGAGCGCTATAGGAGTGGGCGAGAACGCAGTGCCCACTTCCACCCAGCGAGCTAGGGGTGCGCTTCTCCCGAAATCAACCTCAGTGGATTCCACCTCCCGTCGCTGGCGGGTCGTCGCTAACGAGCGATTCCTTTACCTGTTCGTCGACACTTCTACGAGAGGGTTTTTGTATCCATGGTTCGCTGGTGACATCATCAGCTATAAGCCTGGCGACGCGCATGGCTTCGTAGTGTCTGCTAACAACGCGCAAAGTTGGACTGGAAGTTTTGATTGGTCGACGAGGCTGTTCACGAACTCTGTGTATACGGCGGAACCTGAAAATATTTCCTGCAGTATGTACATAGCGCGGAATCACATTGGGGTGGTTGGAGCTAAATCCTGCGATCACTTCGGTGTCATCAATGGCAACTGCTTTGGCGGAACAGGTAGTGGGGGGTTCCCTAGCGGAATTAATCAAGGTCTCCTCTACGAGCCGGCGCGGTTTGTCAATGGCGCCTTCTTCCCTCGTGGCGAGCTTCCAGGGCTGCTTGCGCCAATGCAGATTCTGACTGGTGCCTCGCAGTTTGCGGATGGTGCCGTCCTAGAAGGGGTTGAGGAGGGTGGCGGGGATAAGCTAATGGCAATCCGCTTCTCTCGCGCATTAGATTCAGATCCAAGCCCGTCATTCACTGGCGTCGTGCTAGTCCGGATCAACTCGGAGTGGAGCCAATGAACTCGCGGCGATTTAGCTTCGGTGTTTCGAGACCGATCGATTATTGCGGTCGCGGTTATCTGGGGGGATTTCCGCCTGTAGAAGACGGCCCGGACGGGCGCCTCCGCAAGCTCAACCAACCTTTCCGGGGGCGGGTTCTGGTGCTCGAGCGGAGCACCTTAATCTGTTGTGCTTCGGTCTTGAGTAATGGGGATGGTGAGTGGATTGTTCGGGGGTTGTCCCCGAACTACCGCTACATGGTGATCGGGACTGATGCGGCTGGTACGGTGAACTCTGCAATTCAGGACTGGGTCCAGCCGTACGTGGAAGCCTAATGAACGGTGCATCCGCATTGCGCCTACGGTTGAATTTGGGCCCCCTTGTCGGAGCGGACGCGCGACGGTCTGACCTCAATCTTGGTGTGTATTGGGACGACGATGCGCCTGAGCCGGTTATCCGGGGTGTTCGCCAAGTTGCATCGATCGCTTGGGCTGCAGCGAGCAGGCTCGGTCGGTTGTCGTCGTCGATGCAGTGGCGGGGGGCGGATGCTGCTTCCCTGGTAGTTCACCACCGGTGGGGTGAGTCACCTCGAGCGCACCGGCAATGTGCCGTCAGTTGGGGATTGAGTGGCTTGATTCGGGGCGAGGCCGGCTTCCGTTGGCGAACCGGTATGGGATTGATGGATAGCAAGTGGCGAACCGGTTGGGGCGCGCTTGCTCTGGCAGGCTGCCAGGCTCATCTTTCATGGAACTCAGCAATGCTTGTTCTGAGCCGTTCGTCCGCGATGCCGATGCGCTGGCTCAGGGCTGGAGCGCCCTCTTACGGTATGCGTTGGCGGCGTCGAGCACCTTCGACCGAGTCCGGCGGCTCGATGGTTTGGGCGAGTTCCGGTGTCGGTCGAGCCGCTGGGTGGCTGCCCTGGGGAGCTGCTCGGCGCGTTCCATGGGGCGTTCGACCAGGGCCCGGCCCAGGGCCTGATCCTGATCCAGACCCGACGTTCCCACCCGGCAACCGTGTCGGCCTCAATCTCGGTTGCGCCGTGACCGGCGTGCCCGGACTGGCTCCCCTGAATCTAGGTATCTCGGCGTGCTATGTGGTGCGCCCCCAACGTAGGACCTACGTCGTGATCAATGAGGTTTCATTTGTGCGGCTTCCTGATCGGGTGCCGATCGAGTTGGCCCGCGTCTCTCTCAGTGCCGGCCGCTCGGCTTGGGGCTGGACCTTTGACATCGAGCTGGCCGATGCCGATCAGCTGGGACTGCTCAAGCCCACAGCCTCGGGCCCGCGACAGTTCGAGTTGGTGCTGAACGGCTACGTCTGGACGGGCATCATCGAGAGCTTCCAGAAACAGCGCGAGTTCGCTGGGGGCGGTGTGCGTTTGAGTGGGCGATCAAGGACAGCGCTACTGGCACCGCCTTACGCCCCGGCTCGCGTCAAGGCCACGACGGAAGAGCGCAGCATGGCCCAGCTTGTTGCCGAGGAGCTGGCCGACTCGGGCTTTGCCAGTAGGTACGACACGGTTGATTGGTTGGTTCCGCCCGGCGCATGGTTCTATGACGCGAACACGCCGCTGGATGCCATCAGTGCGCTCGCCGGTGCGAGTGGCGGGGTGGTGCAGTCCCATCCCTCGGACCTGGCGCTGGTTGTCCGCGCCAGCTACCCGGCCAGTCCGTGGCTCTGGCGGGAGACAACGCCGGATCACGTGTTGCAGGAAGACATTGTGTTAACCGAAAGCCTGCAGATGCGCAGCGCGCCGCTGTATGACGCGGTGGTGGTCACGGGAGAGCTGGCCGGGAAGGGGGTCACCTGCAGGGTGCGCAAGACCGGGGAAGCGGGCCAGCTCTTCGCGCAACAGGTAAGTAGCCCCTTGATCAGCGTTGCCGCCGCCGCTGCCGAGCGCGGACGCAACATCCTGTGCGATCGCGGTGAACAGGCTGCAGTGGATCTGACCGTGCCTCTTTTCCCGAAGCCGCTGAAGGCAGGGGAGATTGGGGTGATTCTGCCGCTCGACCTGGTGCAGGTGCTGAGTTCTGAAGGAACCTGGCACGGCCAATGCGAGTCGATCCGAATTGAGGTCGTCGTGGATCAACAGGCTGTCGTGATCGAGCAGACAGCAACTCTGGAGAGGCATTTCACTGATGCGGACTGATCTGTGGGATCAATTCGGCGAACTCGTCAGCGGCCGGCCGCGATTACTGGCAACGGTCACTGCACACAATGCAGACGGCACCAGCAGCCTGACAACCTATGACGGCGCGCAGATGCGTGCCTTCGGTCAGCTGCAGCAACCCATTCCGTACAACGTTTGGGTCAGTGGTGGCCGACTGCTGGAAGCCGCGCCCAATCTTCCGTTGGTAGAAGTAGTCGTCTGACGAAACAGGGCGCTGCCCAGATGCCGGCAAGCATCCAGACAGCGCCGCAACACAGGTGATCTCAGCATCTGGCATTGGCCGTGGCCCTGCCGCCCTCGCGAGAGCGGCGGGATTGTCGGCTGCTGGCGGTTGGGCGTTGCCTCCGTTCCCACCGGAAGTTAGTAATTTTGCTAAAATGGCGCAACTCCCTTGATGGGGTGTTGTGGCGACAAAAAAAAGATGTTAAATTCCGCTCAACGACAAGAGGATATTGACTTGAGCGCCAGCGGAACCGAAAACATTGCCGAATTGTTGTCGTCCCAGCTTGATCGCGGATTGCTTCTTGACTTGCAGCGTTTGGTCTTGCGAGCTTTGGAGCGGGCTCAGGAGGCAAGTGCGGATTTTGCAATCGGTCATCGGCCAACCGCCGAGGGCTTTCTGAGGCACTTGATTCTGAACGAGGCGATGGAGAGGGGGCTGGCTGAGGCGGACGTTCCGCGAACCCCTTTGAAGGGCAACTCAATCATGGTTGGCCAGGTCGGAATCGTGACGCTCGGTCGTGTCCATATGGGCAGCGGGAAGTGGAACAACGCCAGACGCAGTAAAGGAAAAGTTAAACTTTGCCGTAACAATGACGTCGTGCGACGGCTGGTTGAACCGGATCTGTTTTCCGATGTCCGGGTTGATGACGTTCACCAGGTCGCGGTCTTCTTGGTGACCGAGACTGGCCGGGGCGAGGCTAGTGCGCGGATCTATCTGGCTGTCCCGGATGAGACTATGGATTTGAGGAATTGCGTCTTTAAAGAAGAGGTCTCGTTGTTCCTGCAGAGATACGCCAAGCCCACTGATGTTGTGGATAAGGTTGGTCCGAAGCTAAAAAGTGGGATCAAAAAGAAGCGCGATGGCGATGAAGATGAGCCAATGAGATGACACGTTCTATCCAGAATTTTGTACCTGAGCGGCTGACGCAAGCGTTGGCCGCTCGCGGTTTTTCCGCTACGGAATTGGCGGCGCGAGTTGGTGTCACGAGCACCACAATTAGCCGATGGCGAAATGCTGTCCAGATTCCGTCTGCGGCCATGTTGGAGGCAATCGCATCGGAGTTGCGGGTGACTGCGGAGTGGTTGACTCGCCCAGTTCGCGAGTCTACTTCCCGGCCCTGCTATCGCGGCAGCATTGCTCAGTTGAAGCAGGATCGTGCGCTCCTTGGAACTCGCATGTCGTGGTTGGAGGAGTTGTCCTCGCAGTTGGAGGAGTATGTCGATTACCCCGAGGTCTGCATTCCGCAGATGGGGCCGCTGCGGCTGTCTGATATCACCAATGCTGTGGTCGAAGAGGCAGCTGAGCGTTGCCGCCGTGCGTGGGGCATGGGGGAGGGGCCTGCCGGGGATATCCTCTTACTCTTGGAAAATGCTGGGGTGGTGGTGGCCCGAGAAGAGACCGGAGTTGCGCGCATCGAGGGCTTGTCAGCTTGGAGTGCTAGCGGGCGACCCTTGGTGCTTCTTTGTGCTGACAAGGGCAATGCGTTCCGTAGTCGATTCGACGCTGCGCATGAACTCGGGCATCTGGTACTCCATAAGGGTATAGATGCTCCTGGGGATGCTGCGACTCACAAGTTGATGGAGAGTCATGCGCATCGTTTTGCTGGAGCGTTTCTTCTTCCTGCAAAGGGGTTTGCCGCTGAGGTCAATACTCCAGTGACGCTCAATGGGCTGCTTTTTCTCAAACAGCGATGGGGGGTTTCTGTCGGTGCGATGATCATGAGGCTGCGCAACTTGGGCATCATCGGTGAAGAGGATTACCTGCGGCTGATCAAACATCGTTCGGCAAAATGGGGCCAGCGC